CTCGAAAGGTACAGAGACGGCTCAAATGGTCTCAGATCGGCTCACATCGGCTACCGAGAGAACTACAGGACTTTATTTAGGCTCTCCGACTCCAAGAATCCGCTCTAGAATCCACGATCTACCCTCACGCGGGCAAGAATTGATCGATTTTGCCGATTCCATCAAGCTTCCGCTTCTACCTTGGCAAAAATGGGTCGCGATGGAAGCTCATAAAGTTAAGCCAGACGGACGATGGGCTTCTCCGTTAGTGACGATCGTCGTAGCTCGCCAGAATGGTAAGACTACGCTCATGAAGGTTCGCGCTCTGGCGGGTCTGTTCTTATGGCAAGACGGACTCCAGATCGGTACAGCTCACCGACTTACTACATCGCTGGAGACTTTTAGAGATCTCGTTAACATCATCGAAGAGAACGAAGATCTAGCCAAACAGGTTAAGAAGATCCGCTGGGCGCATGGCTCAGAAGAGATCGAGCTACAGGGTAAGTTTGGCGGCGGACGTTACATGGTTAAAGCTGGCGGATCGGCTGCTCGCGGTATTTCCAAGCCCGAGACCGTATTCGTGGACGAGACCCGCGAACTAAAAGACGAGTCAACTTGGGCTTCTCTTCGTTACACGATGATGGCCGCTAAGAATCCGCAGCTCTGGACACTCAGTAACGCTGGCGATCAGCATTCCGTAGTTCTTAACGGCCTACGCGAGCGCGGAATGAGTGCGTCGCCTACAGACGACATCGCTTACTACGAATGGAGTTCCAATTACGAAAAGATCGACGACTCTAAAGCGTTCTGGTCTGGAGCTGCTAAAGCTAATCCCGCACTTGGCCACACGATCCACATCGATAACATTCGGGCCGTTCTTAACGATCCGCCAGATGTCGTAAAGACAGAAGTCTTATGTAGATGGGTCGCTACGATCTCGGCAGCTATTCCAGCCGAAGAATGGAATCAGTGTGGAGAAGAAGGCTTAGAGCTTGATCCAGAAAAGACGACATGGCTGGGAATCGATGTAAGTCCGAATCGTAGAGACGCGGCTCTGGTCGCAGCTCAACAGATCGACGACGAACGATTCTTCGTAAAGCTATTACACACTTGGCATAATCCAATAAATCTTGACGATAAAGCTATAGCAAACGACATCGCTCCCTATGTTAAACAGTATCCAGTCGAGACAGTGGCTTATTCTAAGAGAACGGCTTCGGCTATAGCTGCGCGGTTAGTTCCCGCTGGGATTCCGATCTCAGACATCGATGGCGCACTCTATGGCCAAGCTTGCGACGAATTACTAGGAGCTATAACATCGAAGAGATTACGTCACGACCCAAAACAGACAGAGTTATCCAAGCAGATCTTATCAGCTGCGAGACTTCCGTTCGGAGATGGTGGCTGGACTATCGGTCGGAGAGCTTCTCAGTCGACTGTCTGCGCGACGGTTGCGACTGCACTCGTCACGCATTACGCGACACGCCCAGCGACGGATCTTGACATCATGGTCGGATAGATGTAACGGCTTCTCTAGAATTGCGACATGGGTTTACTAGATTTATTCGTTCCGTCGGTTAAAGCCGCGTCTCCAGCTTCTTCGATTAGTATCGAAGCGGCCGAGTCGCTTTATCCTGTAAACACTCTTAACTCTCTGGGCGGCTATTACTTTATGGGTAATCAGACTGCTACTCGTACCGAAGCGATGGGCGTTCCAGCTATGGCTCGCGCGCGTAACATAATCTGTACGACTATCGGATCTTTCGGAATGCACACTCGCAACATCGCGACAGGCGAAAAGGTTCAACAGCCGCGTGTCATTAATCAGCCAGATCCAAGAATCGCGGGTTCTGCGTTCTGGTCATGGCTTGCCGAAGACATTCTTTTCTACGGTTACGGCTACGCGCGTGTAATGCAACGCTACGCCGATACTGGTCGCATTCAAGCGATGGAAAGAATCGATCCTCTTCGTGTAACTGTTACTACTAATGGCAACGGAACAGAGATCGACGGTTACGCTGTTGATGGAATAACAATAGATCCAAGCGAATTAGTCGTGTTTACTGGACTCGATGAAGGAATCTTAAATCGCGCTGGCCGCACTATTCGCGCAGCTTCGGCGTTAGAAAAAACGGCTTACGATTTTGCAATCGATCCAAATCCACAGACAATCTTAAAAAACTCTGGCGTAGCACTTCCGAAAGATCGTGTAGCGGCATTAATCGCAGCATTTAAGAATAGAACATCGAAAGCTGTCACATTCTTAAACGGAGATGTATCGATCGAAACTGTCGGTTATGATCCTAAGAATCTTCAACTCAACGAAGCTCGCGGGTACTTAGCCCTAGAGCTATGCAGAGCCGCAGGACTTCCCGCTTATTTCGCAAGCGCAGAGCCGAACAGCTTTACTTACTCGAATGCAGTTAGCGAACGTCGTTCGTTAGTAGATTATTCACTTCGTCCGCTTATGACTTGCATAGAACAGCGAATGAGCCTTAGTGATTTTACTCCGCTAGGACAAGACGTTAAGTTCGATCTCGACGACTTCTTACGCGGTAATCCAATCGAGCGCGCGCAGGTCTACGAGATACTAAACAGAATTGGCGCGATGAGCGTCGATGAAATTCGCGAAGAAGAGGATCTACTTCTATGAAAATCACTACACCAATGAACATCACAGCGGCAGATTCTAACTCTCGCACAATTAGCGGACGAATCGTCGCATTCGAGGAAGAAGCTAACGCTTCGACTGGGAAAGTCGTATTCGCTAAAGGATCAATCGCTCCAGCTAGCGTAAAACTTAATTTAGAACACGATCGCACTCGTCCAATCGGTAGAACTATGGACATGACACTAAACGAAGATTCGATCGACGCAGTGTTTAAGATTACAAACACGACAGCGGGGACAGACGCACTTACCGAAGCGATGGACGGATTACGCGATGGGTTCTCTATCGAATTAGCTGTAGACGATTACATCATGCAGAAGGACGGCACTATGCGCGTTCTTGCTGGAGAATTAACTGGCGTCGCATTAGTAACAGAGCCAGCGGTTCGCTCGGCTCGCGTTAGCGAAGTAGCTGCAACAGAAGGCGAAGAAGTCGCCGAAGAGATTTCCGATTCCACAGTGGAAGAGGAAGTAACACCAACAACAGAAGGAGACGAAGTGGACAACACCGTCACAAACGCGGAAACCGTCGAGACGGTCGAAGCTGCTCAGTCAACAACAGCCGCAGCGAAGCCAATCGTAGGCGGATCATTCACTAAGCCACGCTTGGAGTTCACAGCTGCCAAGTATGTCGAAAACACTATCCGCGCAGCGATGGGCGACGATCAAGCTCGCCAGTACGTTCTCGCAGCGGATAACACAACAGATAACGCGGGTCTAGTACCTACTCGCCAGATGGCAGAAGTAGTAAACGGACTTTCAACATCGATCCGTCCATCAATCGACGCGATCTCTCGCGGAACTCTTCCAGACGCTGGAATGACTTTCGAGATTCCTAAAATCACAGCTGCTCCGACTGTTGCAGTAACAGCCGAAGAAGGAAACCCAAGCGACACAGATCAGAACTCAGCTTTCATCACTGTAGACGTTAAGAAGTTCGCGGGACAGCAGACTTTCTCAGTCGAGCTTCTTGATCGTACTTCTCCAGCGTTCTTCGACGAGCTAATCCGTAACATGGCAGCAGCTAAGGCGAAGGCCGAGAATGCTTACGTCAACGGACTACTAATCTCAGGCGCAACAGCAGACGGAACAACTACAGCAACTTATCCAACAGCTGCGGAACTTCTCGGAGTTATCTCTCGCGGAGCTGCTTCTGTTTACTCAGCGACAGCAGGACTTCCACGTCCATTCGCTAAGTCTCTAATCGCTTCAACTGGTCAGTGGGCTAACCTAATGACTCTTAACGATAACGGACGTCCAATCTATAACGCTTCTCAGCCAATGAACGCGGGCGGCGTAGTCCGTCCAGATTCACTAGTGGGAACAGTCGCGGGCTTGGATCTATTCGTAGACCCAACTAACGCGGGCGATGGAGATGGAACTCTTCTAGTCGTTAACCCAGACGCTTACACATGGTACGAGGGACCTACTTTCCGCCTTCGCGCAGATGTAATCAACACTGGACAGATTACTGTCGGCTACTACGGCTACGGCGCACTAGCGACCAAGATCGCAGCGGGCGCATTTAAGAACAACAAGCAATAATCCGCCACCAATCATCGCCTAGTTCGCTCCCGAGCTAGGCGAGCAGTAGAAGGGAAGAGCTAATGCCAGCAATTATTACAGCGTCACAGCTGCGATCCGTCCTAGGCGTTAGCTCTTCTCTCTATTCGGACGCTTACCTCGATGAAATCATCGACACAGCCGAGCAGTCGATTCTTCCGCTGCTTACAGCGTGGCAGTCTTCCGTTATTGAGCATAAGTGCGTTAATGACATCGAGACCATTACTACACAGACACGACATAATTTCTACGTGGGACAAGTAGTAGACATCGAAGGCGTAGGAGTTCACTCCCTACAAAATAAAACAGTCTTAACAGTTATCGACGAGTTTAGATTCACCGTAGCGCATGACATCGCAGACCACACTCCAGAACGAGTAATCCCAGCGGGAACAGCTACGCCGAACAGTCCGACTTCTTATGTCGGTAACGCTTCCATCGAGTCCGCGATTTACGCGGTATCGATCGAAGTCTTCCAATCTCGCACAGCTGCGGGCGGACAGATCGAGGGAATCGATTTCGCTTCTACTCCGTACAGAATGGGACGCAGCTTACTAAATCGCGTAATTGGACTTCTTGGCAATTACATCGACGTCGACACGATGGTCGGATAATGCCAGCCAGCTCGATTTTAACTAGCGTCCGCACTCCATTAAAAACAGCGATCCAAGGAGTAGCGGCTAACACTTACGATTCAGTCCCAGAAGCTCCGATCGTTCCGTTCGCTGCAATCGTTCCGAACGTACCTTACCTACAGCCGAGCTTCTTGGGTAAAGGCAACGTAAAGCTAAAAGTTAATTTAGTTATGACTGTAGGCGTCGCCATGTACGACAATCAGAGCGCGCTCGATAACTGGGAGAAGCTCGTAATTAGCATTCTGGCGGCTATACCGTCAGGGTATGAAGTCGGAGACGTATCGAATCCGATTCCGTTAAACATAGGCGCGTCAGAGATTCTCGCGGGTGAGATTCAGCTGGCTACTTATTACACTCAAACAAACTAGGAGATAAACCATGGCCACGACCGTAATTACAGGGCGCGATCTTTCGGTTACGATCGCGACCAAAAACTATAACGAACAAGCTACAAGCGCAACGCTTTCAGCCGACGTCACTATCGAAACCTATAACACACTTTACTCGAAGGCTTACAAGTCGATCGATTCTCAGTGGACGTTCGATGTCGAAATGCTTGCAGACTGGGGAGCAGCGGATTCACTCTGTGAAGCTCTATGGTCAGCGGCAGAGTCAGCACCTAACACAGCTCTAGCTGTATCTCTTACAGCTGTAACAGGCGCAGTCTTCGCGTTCAACGTTCTACCAATTTTCCCAAGCGTGGGCGGCACATCGCCAGACGCTCAGACTGTTAGCATGAGCTTTACAGTCGTGGGAACACCTACAGAGACATTCAGCTAAGAACTAAGATCGGGAGCAAAAATGAAACTAAACATAGAAGTCGAATACTTCTCTGGAGAGGTCGCTACATTCGTGGCGGCTTCTCCCGAGTGGTCGAAGTGGGAAAGCAAAACGGGAAAGACTATTCAGCAAGCCGAATCGATCGGAGTTAACGATCTTCTCTTTTTAGGCTTTAACGCCATGAAGCGAGAAGCTGCGGGAACTCCAGTCAAGCCTTACGAGGTCTGGATCGAAACAGTAGCGGAAGTCCGAGCGAGTAACGCTAACCCAAAAGCTACGCCGCTGGAAGCTTAAATCGGCTTATCGTCGAGCTAGCCATCGCGACTCCAATCCCGATGAGCGAGTGGCAGACAGCGGAGCAGATACTTACAGCGATCGAGATTCTGGAGAAACGTAATGGCAGGTAAGAAAGGCGTCTTCGCCATAGAAGTCGAGCCAGTCGCGCTTAGAAACTTAATCCAGACTCTAAATCTTCTTGATAAAGATTCTCAAAATGCAGTTCGCGACGCAGCTTTACCACTATCAAAACGTCTGGCTGGTCAATTATTACAATTCTCTCAAAGTGCGCCAGCTCCACAGACTAAGCTCGTAGCTCAGACGATCGTCGCTAAAAGAGATCGTCTTATTCGCGTGGACATAGGCGGGCCTAAAAAGGTCGGTCGTAAATACGGCGGCGAAGCTTCTAAGAGCGGTAAAGGTAATAAAGTTCGCCAGAATGCAGCTCCAGCGGGCGCGCTTCTATGGGGAACAGAGTACGGAAGCAGTCGCGGAACGGATTCACTAGGTCGCGCGTATACAGACAGATTTAAGGCTCCAGCGAATAAGAAGGGCTACTGGATAAATCCAGCGGTCGACTATTACACGCCTATCGTTGCGAAAGAATACATAGAGATAGTTCAGGCAATAATTAAGAGTAAGGGTCTGGACTAATGGCTGGCATTCCAAAGGTAAAAATAACTTTCGACGCCGACTTCGACGAATTAAAGAAGGGCGTTAAAGGCGCGACCGATGAAGTAGAAGGCTTCGGATCTAAGGTAGGCGACTTCGCTAAAAAGGCGGGCGCAGCTTTCGCCATCGCTGGCGCGGCCGCTGCCGCTTATGCTGGAAAGCTTTTAGTCGACGGAGTTAAAGCTGCAATCGAAGACGAAGCAGCCCAAGCAAAACTCGCTACGACTTTAGCTAACGT